TCTCCATTTTTTACTTCTTTTATCGCTTTATATAGTTCATTATAATGAATTACATAGCTACCTAACTTATAGCTTTTATCTCTTGAATAAAATTCGGCTTTATTATAATTATCGGCATATTCAGGATTGATATTTTTATCTGCCTTTTCGACAATCTTCTCCCAAAGTTCAGGACTGTTTATAGGTATGTTTTCATAAGTTGCGTTGTTACTTTCTTTACATTTAAAGACAAGTCCTAAATGGTTTACATACTCGCCCTTACTAAAAAACTCGCCTACTCCCCATTTTCTGAAAAAATCAGGATTTTGTAACTTTTCTTTTTCTGTGGACTTCTTGATAACAAACTCTAAAAGTCTTTGTGTTTGCTCCTCAATTTCTTCGTTTGGTGTCTTTAAGACTTTGCATAGTCCTACAACCTTTCTTAATTCATTTTCAATAGTGCTAACATCACTTGCTACTACCTCTACATAGTTTGAACGTCTTGCAATTACTTCGTATCTGTCTTTACCATTTAAAGTAGATACTTTGATTACTACTTCTGCTATTTCTTTTTCTTTTTCTGCCATTCTTTTACTCCTTTGCTTTGAATGTTATTCCATCAAGTGAAATCCAATTCGTACTGATTTCACTTCTATTATCTATTAAAATATTTCCATCTTCATATATTTTTAAAAATGCAAATTTAAAACCTGTGCATGGCACCGATATGATTAGGTCTTTTTCAGGTCTACAATCTGCTCTTGTTATTCTAGCAAGCCATTCAGAAGCGGTATCTTTGACTACACCCTGTATATGAACCAGTCCTAATGGATCTTTAAAATATTTTAATTCGTTTTTAGCATTATAAGGTGTAGTGCTGTTATAAAGGTGCATTTTAGTCCATTTTTCTACTTCAATTCCTTTATGAAAAGTTGTTTTTAAATTTATATCAAACATATTAGGTGTTTTTGATATCTGACCTATTGCCATTCCTGTACCTGACGGATGCCAACTGACTAACCTAAAAGCAGAGAAAATAAAAAAAGTTTGATTAGCTTCATTATAAAAATCAGATATAGTAAGTCTAAATTCAAAATCATAGCTTTCGTCAATATTATAGTGAACGATACTGTTATTTAAAATTTTTTCTCTACCTTCTCTAAAAGTAACCCAATTATCAGTTCCTATTTGTTTTCTCTCTATTTTCCATTTGCAAGTATTTTTATCTAAAAGACTTGCCATTTTAAAATTGTTTTGAATACTAACTTTACTTTGGTTTTCCTCTAATCTATGTCCAGAAAAATTACTAATCGTTGGTAAAAAATAAGGCTCTATTATTATTTTTCTTTTTAAAGTATCAGTTCTATTTCTACTGTCTGTTACAGTTACATTTAGTTCTATTTCTCCGCTTTCTAATATCTCAGATGTGGTTACATTTGCACCATTTAAGGTTTGACCTGCAATTGTAACTTTTACATTTTGTATCGTTGAACCTTTTATTCCTTCAGCAGTGGTTCTTATGTTAAGCTTGCTATGATTTTGAACATATAACCCTAAAGGTTTCGTTTTTTCATCTGCTTCTAATATCTCAACATTAGTTATAGTTGGCTTTACACTTTCTGGAATTTTAAAATGCCAACCTTTACTATAAGCTATTTCTCCATATAATTCTCCGTCTTTATATGTTTTAATTCCAAAATCAAGATAAATAGTAGTATTGTTAGGTTGTAATTCTATATGATCAAGTGTAGGCACAAATTCAACATCTAAACTACTTGTATTTCTTGCTATATAGTGCCAGTTACTTGTCTTTGTGGCATCATCTCCATAGATTATATACCAGATATCGTGAGTAATATTTCCAGTTAAGAATTTGTCGATTTGAAGAGTATGTGGAGAATTTAAGTATCTTGAACCTATCATTGTGTTTTTTATATTACTCATTCTTGGTATTTTATCAAGAGTTATAGTATCTGACCCACCATTAACATTAGTTACATAAGTTCCTTTAATAGTAGCATTAAATTGAACTACTGTTGATAATTTTACTTCTCTTGTACCATCTGCATTATGATAAATTCTTTTTGTTGTAGAACCTAAATATAATGTTTCTCCACCATGACTATACAAACTAGATTTTATTTCATAGGCTGTACCATCAATGTAAACTTTGTGAATTTTTTCTTTTGTATAAATATCATATCTATTACCACAGATTAGATATAATTTAATTGTTAAATCTGAGTAATTCTCTTCAATATTTTGTATTGCTGTCCACTCAGTCTTAGCAGTATAACCAGTCCTACCATTTTGATAACTTCCACTTAAAGCCATTAGTTCACCGCCTTTCTAAAACTTAAACCACCATTGCTTTCTACAATGAACTCAAAATTGCCTATTCTTAATGAATTAATAATATAAGCATTAGTGATATAAAGTTTATTATTAGAGATATAAGCAACTTCTGATTCTCCTTTTAAAAAACTTATTTTTTCATGAGTAATTAGAGTTTTAAAAGGTGAATTAATATCTCCAAGTTCGATTTTCCCATTTTTAAAACGAATATATTTTGAAATATCATTAAAACGTTGCTCCATAACTTGACCAGTTTCATCTAGTAGTTGTTTGTAATTGTTAAATTGGAACAAAAATTCGTCTCTCGTTTGTTTTAAATCTGTACTTAATTGTTGTCTAATACTTACATTTTCTAGATTAAGTCCATCATATTTTTTTAATAAGTCTTTATTATCACTTATTAAAAAGTCTATTGCATTTTTTAAAACTTTATCTACTTCCTCTAAATCGTCAATATTAGGACTCCAAGCAGTACCAACTGTGCCTTCTTCGACTTTAAGTTTCTTACAAGCTATTTTTATTTTCTCTGGCCTTTCCGCTCCTTCTTCTAAATCAAAAGGTAATATCGTATCATCTGAGTTAAGCTTAAAATATATTCTTATATATTCTTTTGGCTTTAAAATAACTGTAAAATAAGAATCTGTTTTGCTAATATATTTCTTAAAAACTAAATTAAAAGTATTAGGATTTACAACATCAAAACTAATCATATAATCTTGATTTGTTTTAAGCTCAGAATTATACATATATTCTATATGTTTTTTAAAATCATAAGAAAATAAATTATCTGTTTGCTCTGATTCTATTTTCGCCCAATTGAAATTACTAAATTCTACTATTTCATATCCTATCCAATCTTCACAGTTTTCACAATAACTTACATCTATACAATCTGTTATTTTCTTTTTCGTTATATCTGCAGCGGCTGACCAGTAATTTTCTCCGCCTTCTTCAACAGAATTATAGAAGTTGTCTGAATGCTTAGCTAAGTTATTTCCACCAATTCTAATTTTTTCTACTTCGTTTGTTATAGATTTATTTACAACATTATTTATACTTTCATTTGAACTTAAATCCAAACTTTGCCCTACATCTGCTGATAGTTTATTTGCAGTAATAGAATTTGTAACTATTTCTTCTCCAGCTATTCCTTGTGGAGTTATAGCAGTTCTCCATTTCCATTCTCCATTAGGATTTTTACTATCAGCAATTAATATCTTACCTGCTCCGACATAAAGAACCTTAGTTGGATTTTCTTCAATAGGTTTATTAAAAGAATAATATCCTGCAGGTAAATTATATTCATTGTTTGCTTTTAATTCATAATTATAACCATCATCATTAAAATAAAAATTAGTAGCATTTTTTAGAAAAATTTCCATCTTGCTTTCTAATTCTATTTCTTTCTTTTCTTCTTTTTCAAGATTGCTTTTTATTCTATCAGAAGCAGATAAAACAACCTTATCTCCAAATTCAAAAGAAATCAAATCAGTATTTAAAAAATTTTTCTTTATTTTAAAAATTCTTGTTTTATATCTAATATCTAGATCATTTCTAATAATAGTGCAAGTTTCTCCGATTTCAACTTGTTCTTGAGATATAACCGTTGATTTTAATTGTAGTTTAGGTCTGCAGTTTTCTTTTGCATAAAGATAAGTTTTCTTTAAAAGTTCTTCTTTATCTTCTATATCTGAAAATTCTACAATACCTATTCTAGGTGTACCATCTGGATAACCCCAGAGCTTACTAGCTTCTTTTATTTCCACAAAGTCTTGTCCAAAAGGCTTATCAGTAGGCTTTCCTTTTGAACTTTCCCAAATAATAGAATCAAACTTAATTTTTCTACCAAAACCACCGCCTTTAGTTTCTTCTCCTTTACCAAGTCCTATAAAAGCAGTGTAAATATCTTTATCAGTTTCAGCAACAACAGTTAAAAGTTCATTTCCGTATTCAAACCATTTTCCATTATCTTTTGAAATCTTATCATAAAGATTAATTTTTTTAGAAATGATTTCTGTTTCATCCCGTCTGATTTTGTTATAACGATGATTGTTCATTGCTATAACTACTTTCATTTGATATAACGATCCACAGACTTAACTTTCCGTGTAGCCCACGGTAGTGACGTGTGTTTTAAACTGCTGTCAAAACAGTGTAATCGACGCATTTCTCTAAATTGATCGCAGCGTTTTCGTCACGATTATGAACAACGTGACAGTTAGGACACTCCCAACTACGGTCTTTCAATTTAAGATCCACGTTCTTATATCCACAATTAGAACATAGCTTACTGGATGGATAGAAACGTGGCGCCAAACGCAATTCAATTCCCAATTTTTCACATTGTTGTTGTAGAAAAAGACGAGACATATACCATTGCGCTTGAGAAATTGCCTTCGATAAATGTTTATTCTTCATCAAACCTTTTACATTTAGGTTTTCAATCACAATAAAACTTGGTTTTTGTTTTAAAATCGATTGAAGAGCTTTTTGATTGTAATCAGTTCGAATTCGAGACAACCGTTCATGAAGTTTGTTTACAAC